AAGGAGAAGAGAGGGTCGACACATCCCATAAGTCCCCCATTAAGAATGTGTAGGCACTCGGTGTGTTTTTTATCCAATCAATGTATCCTTTAAGTTTGTTTATGTCAACCCCTCTTGCACCGAGATGAATGTCTCCAAGCGGGACTAAATAAACTTTATCTGAGTAATCCGTTTTTTCTATTAACTTCAATTTTCACCTCCATTGTCAATATTTTTACTTTACTTTTATTTTTCATTATCATTTTAAATTGTAAAGTTTTTTTCTTAACAAATTCTTGATAGTGTCTTCGAGTAAAAAAGAAATCTCTTCTTCGTGCTCAAATTCAAAACCTCTCTCCTCTAATAAAAACTGAATAAAGTGTCCGAATTCGTGTGCGAGTAATTCTGCTGTCGCTGTCTTGTTTACGATTCTTATCTCGGTTAGAGGTTTACCTCGCAAAGTCTTCATTCTAAATCCGATATCTGCCTCTACCCCGTCCTCGTCTATCATCTTTTGTGCTTTTTCGCTTTGAATGTCTACCCAGACTATTTTTATATACTCAACTTCTTCGGATTTTGCATTTCGAGCCTCATTTTCGGGGTCTGTTTTTTCATTTCGATGTATTATACCTTTTTTCAATTTTACCCCCTGTTTTTTTGCGTTTAAATGCACGTTTTCAATTGTTCCATATCTCTTTGATTTCGCTTATTTTCGCTGGTGGGAGAGGGTCAGGTATATCATTCACATTCGCTCCGAATGTCACAGGAATAACTCTTTGCGAGTTAAATTTTACATATGGTATATATTCAACTTTCATCGTTTTATCTTTGTTATAGAATACAGTCCCTGATCTGAGTTCAGATATTTTTTGCCCTATTGTGCTTTCCAAAATATATTCAGTGCCGTCAATTACGACTGATGGGAAACCGTGTCCGTAGTTTGAGACTTGCCCTGTCGTTAGGTCGGTAATTCGTATAATTCCGATATTCATATAGGCTTTTAGTCCTGCCGCTTCTAAAATACTTGCAATTACCGCTGAATCTTCGCAATCGGCTTTGATAACTCCCTTTTGTTTTTTCATCTCTATGACTTCCGAAGGTAATAACCAAGTATCATCTTTCCCGCTAATAACTTCTTCCCCGTGATTTGTAATTGCCATATTATCGGTTGTATAAACATAACTCTCCTCGTACCAATTGAAAACGTTTATCGTTGTTATGAGGTCGCTTTTAGATTTAAGTTTTTGTGCTAATTCTTTCACAGAGTCGTCATTAGGTTGTGCCCAAAACCGAATTGGATAATTACCACCGAACCTCTTTCCTACGATAATCGGGTCTGAACTATACTTATAAAGTTCTGTATCTCCCATTGCTTTTGCTCTGACTACTATATATACTAATCCCGAACTCAAAACAATACTCAACACGGTGAGGATTGTTATCACTTTCTTCATCTCCTTTCTCCTTTCGTCAAGGTTTCAGTAAGTCTTTTAACTTGTCAACTGCACTCTGAGGTAATCCGATATTGTTTATGTTTAAACTTTTAATCCCCTGGGGTGTTTTAGTAACCCTGAGGGAACTTAACAAAATAATTAGCAAAATCGCACCTGTTATGATTTCTTTTAAGTAAACTTTATCTCGTCTAATCATATTCTCACCTCGTTTGAAACATTAAATTAAATAGATTTATCAAGAATGTAAAATTAAAAACTCGTGAGAGGAGAAGGATTATGATTATCGAAAGAAGTATGATTCTTAAAAATAGATACAAATCGCTCCAATTTTTTATTTTAAATCCTTCCCCCCATCTCACGGTCTAATCTCCTATTTTTCTATCTAAGTTTTTGCTTAGGTCTTTTGCAATAACTTTTGAACTTTCTGCTTCCGCTTTGACCTTATCCTTAAATGAAGTGATAGTTGCATAAATCTGATACACAAAATCAGCACCGCCTGAGATTAAGATACCTGAGAATATGGCGTCTTCGATTGGATAAATCTGAATGCCCCAAAGCCCGAAAATGCCAGGTGCCTTGTTTAAGAGAACATAACTAATTGAAAGGATTTCCGAAAGCACCATAACAATTGCGACCTTTACATTCTTAACCGTGTTTGTGTCCTGGTTAAACCAGGAGAACCTAAAAAGAGCGTTCCCGACTGTCGTAATCAAAACACTCGCCCCGACCCACAAAAGAAAACCTGTTAATTGCATTTTACACCTCCCCCGTGTAAGTTGTATAACTATATGTTTTTGTATCTTCGTCCTTACCAAAAATAATATTTACTTCTCTCTGTGTAAACTCGTAATAATTGTTTTTTGTATGGACATACGCTGCAAGAATGTCCTCGTCTTTTTCTTTACTTAAAAGTTGCAAAAATTGTTGCCAAGTCATTTTAACCTCCTCATTTTGATTTATTTATTCTGTAAAGGATAACTGCCAAATCGTTTTTTGAAATCTGCTTAGTCCAATAATCAGATGTAAAGTAATTCGGACTTGGAATGTCACCCTTAAGAATTCCCGTTTCCATAACCCACTCCTTGGCTCTCACATCTTCGGGAAGAGTTGCTACGAATTCATTATGATTACTAATAACTCCTGCAGCCCAAGAACCATCGGAAGCATAATAATAACCAATAGCACCAAGAGTTTCTCCTCTGTAGTATGGACCGCCCTTTGTGAGATATAATGCCTTTAGTCGGTTTGCAACATAAATAATAGCCTCTTCTCGTGTCATTGTGTCTCGTATTTTGTAGGCTTCTGAGTTTGGTCCTGAATCTGTTATTCCCCAACTGAATAAATTGTGCCAGGGCTCTACTGCCCAAGGTCCTCTTCCCCAACCGCTCTCGTGAATTATGATTGCAAGTAGAAAATCTGCACCAATACCAGATTCTTTTTCTGCTTCCATAACATACTTACCAATGCCATAGAGAGGCGTCCCCTTCACATATTTATCTATATCTTGTGCAGTTATAAACGAAGGTCTAAGCACCGTAATCGTCTGTGCGAGTTGAACCGCCGTTTTTTCTGGTATATTCACTTCTTTTGACAGGTTTTCAATTTTCGTTGTAAGAATTGCGACAGTTATCACTAACACAAAAATGATTGTGTAAAGTAAAATCTTCTCTACTTGACGCATTTTTCCCTCCTATAAGTTTTTCTCTAAATTCTCTATTTTTTCAGCCATTGCTTTAAGTCTATTAAGTAAATCGTTTTGGTTTACACCGACGAAAAGCGTTTTTATCCCATCGTCCCATTTATAAACAATCTGGTAAACATACAAAGTCGAACCATCGCAATTTACAGCGTCACCCAGTTCGATTGGTGTTGTGATTGAGATATCTTTCGAATACTGATAGTTTGGGTCTTTGAAGTATTGCAAAAGTTTTGTAGCAAATAGCAAAGCACTCTCTTGTGAAGTCCAGCCGTCAAGTTTTCGAATGTCTAACTTCTGACCGTAAGTCCCAATACTCGTATCGTCTTTCGCCTCGACATACTTCATCGTTGGTTTTGAAGCGTAAACATACAAAGAATCATAAAAGTTATCACCTGTTGCGTTTAGTGTAATTTGAGTAATGCCTACAGGACTGCCTGTCTTGGTAAATTGGTTTAAAGGCACATCTATCTCGTCCCACATTGGATATGACGACGACCAAATATAATCTTGGTATTGCCAGACATATTGATTTTGATACTGAGGCTCTACAATGTCAACTTCTGCTCGTATTCTCATATATCCCGACAGATACTCGTAGTATTTCATAACGGTATGAGACCAGTTTATTTGCCCGTATAATGTTCCGTTTACAATCTTTCCGTTTATAGGCACATAGTAGGTATAAGTATAAACAGGTGAGTTTGCGTTGTCTTGTGCTTTGAAGTCTTGTTCTGCCCAGATTGTTATGTTGTATTGTTGATTTGTGCTTAGTGCAGGCACAGAAAACAAAGTTAAATCTGCTGTGATTGTATAAACCGCTCCCTGATTAATCGTTCCAGGTACGACATTTGAAGTATCATAAGTAAAGCCAGGCTTTATTTCGAAGGCTTGATACTTGCTCCATGTTGTTTTGTAAGTTGTTTGCGTTCCACTCAAGACCTGTGCATATTCTGTAATTGTAAGGTTCGAGACATTGACACCGTAAGCAGTCCCGACAGGGTAAAGACTTTTGAAGTGAAGTTCAAGTGTATCAGAGAGAATATTCTCGAAAATAAATATAAATTGGTTGTCTAAGGTATTTTGCCACGCAGTTTGAGAAACTACTGAACCATTTAATTTGAGAATTGCCTCAACAGAACAAGCATTTGTCGTTATTCCTTTTACATATCTGATATATTTTTGAGTTCCGAATGAAATCGTTTTTACAAGTTCATCATTTGCAGTCGAACCTGTAAGTACGAATCCTGCACCTTGCTTGCCTGCGAAACTTCTTGTATAAGTTAAATAATTCGAAGCGTCTTGTGTCAGCGTAATCGTTAAAGTCGTTGAGGTTGTTGGTGGAGACCAATACAAATGCAGTCTATCGTAGTCAGTAATCTTAAATGAAACACTCCGAGTAATCGCTCCATTGCCTTTCAAAAGATACGGCACGTTTGCAGGACTTAAAAGCCCGTTGCTTGTCTGAGTTGCGTTTGATACCGTCCCGCTCCAGTTTGAAGCGTCGTAGTTTGTAAACAAAGTCAAAACCGATGGATACTGCTTAATCGTATAATATTCTCGAATATAATTCTTAATGTTTTTTCTGTCCTCACTCCAACTGACTAAGTTGTCATTTCGTGAGAGCGAATACTGAATTGTGTTGTCGTTTCTGAAATAAAATCTTCCATTTCGTTCATAACCTCGAACCCCGTTAATAATGATGATTTTCTGAATAATATCTCGTATCGGTGTGTTATCAAAATTCTGGAGATACAAATACTCATTCAGAGTTCCAAAAACAGGTGCATTGAGAATAGACTTTAACAAGTCGATTGATTTGATTGCTGTAATCGACATCGTAACTGTGTCGTTTATATCGAAACTTGAAACTCCGTTGTATGAATATCCGAAGTTTGTTTTTCTGATATCTGTAATTCTGAATGAGTATCTTCTTAACTTGTCAGCGTTCATTACGACACTAATTGTTGAACTTGAAATCAATTCATCGCTATCGAATGAAATCTCAGAGGCGTCAGGTAAAGACTTATCGTTCAAAATCACATTCCAGGCGTTTATCTTATCGTTACCAACTAAGATTCGTAAATCAGGAGTTTTAGGTGTATAATTTGAGTTTAGATAATAATCGCTTGACTGAATGAAAGTCCATACATTAGCAATCTCATACCTATAGATGTGGTCGCCTTGCTCTAAACTGATTGTTTTTGAAAAAGTATAAACATACGGGCTTGAACCAGTTCGTGAAGTCAAGTCCATCGTATATGACTGATTGTCAACAACTACCGAAACCATCGGAGGTTTGTTATAAGTATCGTTAACCGAAACTGAAAATGTGAATTTATCATTGTTTTGAGAAACCCACTGCGAAGTAATCGAAGGGAAGCCAATATTCAAAGTATTATCGCCTGGAGGCGTAAAAGTAAACACATAATGTTCATAGTAGAGTTCAATATAAAACTGAGACCAATAAAATGTGATAGCAGTAGAGCCTCCAACGCATGACACTAATGCATACAGCGTTTGAAGTGTTGAAAGACTATATACGTTCGGACTATCATATTCGACATTAGTGTATGACGTTGGGAAGGAGGATAAACGGGCATCATCTTCGATTGAGAAATCTGGTCCTGTTGACATTCCAAACCTAAATTCTGCATATGTAGAACTTGCTACAGATGCTTTATACCTTATATACGCTTTGAACTTGTAATTCCCTGTGGCATCGCTTGGAGCGCTTGGATATGTCAAATTATATTTATCAATTGCCCAGGTGCTGGTTCCTAACGAGGCTGTAAAAACATAGTCAGTGTCATCTGCAGTAGTTTCATCAATATTAGCATAGTGTGATGCATTTGGATATCCATTTGTTGCACTTGTGCTGTAGTCTCCAACAGGTCGCAAAGTTGAAAGCAAATCATAAGCAGTTGAGACTGACGTGCCATTCCACACTGTCCAGGAAGTATAAGTATAATTTGCATTATCCCAGAAACAAAGTCTATAGTAATAAGTTCCTGTACTCGCTGGTATCCACGAAAATACCATTACTCCTTCTGTATTGTCATTTATCGGAGTAATTGAAACTTGATTTGAGTCATAAATAATACTTGCAAAATTCGCATCTGTTGCAACCTGAAATCTTGCATATGTTGCTGGTAAACTATTAGACTGGTGAAATACAGCGTGAACCTCAACCCCCGTCCCAGGGATTGGGTAAACTTTTACATTCGTTGGTGCATTGCTTACATTTGCCATTATTTACCTCACGGGTAATAAGTGTCATTTATTGACACGTCCCACTTCGCTGAAAGCCCATCAGTTAAACCAATAGTTGTAGAAACTGAAGGGTCGAACTCAATCGGCATCCCACTCACAAGCCCTGTGATATCGTTTCCGTTTTCATCTGTTAAAATACCGTTTTCATAGGTAATAATTCCTGCCGTTTTATTTGCAATATATAAACCGCTGAAGTTTAGAGGATTTAAAGTAAAGTTATACGAAGCAGTAGTCCAATTTGAGACCTGATAATCATATAAAATGAAATCAGAAATCGCATCACCAAGCCACTGTGCCGTTCCAGTCGAGCCGATATAAGTTGAACCAAAAGTCAGAGTGAATGCTCCCGATGTCGTTTGAAGCGTCGAAGCATCGAATGTTTTATTTGTCGCATCCCATTTTGCCACCGAAAGATAGGTATTTGTAGCGTTCCATTGAATACCGATTATATAAGTATTACCTGCCTCATAAGTTGTATTTGAATATGCAGCCTGTAAGGTATTAGAGCCTGAAATCAATTTAACATACCCATTTGTTTTATCGAGTTGCAATTCGAAATTTGAATTTTTGAGAATCGTTCGTGGGCTTCCTGTATTCTGTCCTTTATACTTAATTTTTAGAAGTAGCGTTCCGCTTGTGTAGTTCGAAATGTTTAAAGTCGCTACATCGTTTGAAGTGATTACCAATCCCTCATCAAAAATCGGAGTATTTGCTGAATATGAAACACCACCGTAAGTCTTTGAATTTGAGTTTGTGAAAGTAATCGATGAGCCTGCAAAGTCAATCAAATTCAAAGTTAAAGGGAAATAAAATCTCGGTGCATAATAAACTATCGTAGGATAACCTTTATAAGTCCCGACTTGTGTTAGACTTGTAGAAGTTAGACCCCATAAGTCCCCGGAAGTGTGCAAGTTCCCAAGTCGTAGAGGTGAAGCGATTAAAGTCACCTTGAATGGAATATAAAAACCGCTTGGAGTAGTCTCAAAGTCAGGACCTTGAATAGCATAAACATACTGATATGTAATCCAATTGTCAAAACTTACTTTGTTTGCGTTCAAGAACGGTATATCGTTCCTTGTCTGAGCGTAACCTGAAATCGTTATCTCTTGAAGTTTTAATCCCAACGATGCCGCAAAGTTCTGTGCCGAATAAGGTATATGATATGAGTAATACTCTATATCGTTCTTAATTATTGCGTGTCCGTTTAAAATATATGAGTTTGCCATTTTACTCCTTTGCTACTACTTTGATATTAAACTTGTATCCTTGCAGAGTCATTACAAGTTCAACATCAAGCACACAATTATATTTAGCAAGTGCTGTTTCTATTTCCTGAGTACATTTTTCTTCTCGCTCTTGCTTTTCCTTTCCACGCAATGCTTCTATTTCTTGTTCGCTTAAATCTTTTTTGTCTTCCATCTTATCTCTCCAATATTCATATATACTAATTAGTGCTTCTACTTAATTCAACATAATACTGCGGTGCTTTTACAAGCAACGTTATGCTATCATCTAATCCTAAAGTCATTGTCCCGCTTAACTTAAAATAACCGCCATCGTTTATAGTGGTAGGATTAGTGTCTGACCCACCGATAAAAGTCACTATCTGTCCTACCGTAGGGTTAAGCAAGTCAGTTATTGTGGTTGCTTGTGTATTGGCAGAAGTTATAAATATATTCCCCTGTGATACATCTGGAGTTGTTGTATTGGCTGCCAATGTAACAACTTTGTAAGAACCGAAGGATATAACATTACTTGTTACTGGGGTTGCACTACCAAAATAGTTTTCATATGCTACGAGCCTTCCGCCAGAACCACCTATTCTATATTGGCTTATGTTTGTGCAACCTACCTCATATCCTCCAGTAAGAACGGTGTGCGAACCGCTGCCATCACAATAGACAATATATCCTGTTTGTCCTGACGAAGCAGAGCAAGCACCAACATACCAACCATTTATTACAACTTGGCTGCCAAGCGTTGTGAATACTCCATTTCCATTGGGAAGGACATCTCCTTCTGCTCCGCAACCTATCAGAGATACTCCATATGAAGTATAAATATAATATGGAATAACCCCCGTTGAATTAACAGATGTGCAGTTTACTAAAGTTGAATATTTGATACTTTTTAAATACCACCCTTGTGAAGACGGAGTATCTATCTCACAATTCTCAAATTTCCATAATGTTCCACTTTCTAAATCCACTCCTGTAGCAGGGTGATAAATGATTATATTAGTAAATGTGTTCATAAAGGATTGTCCGCTTGCGGAATATATACCTTTATTTGCATATGCTATTTCCATATTTTCAAAATTCCCCCCATAGCAATACCCAGTGTTATTAACAAATACGATACCATTTCCTGTCCCGACTGAAGTAAAAGATAAATTAAGGTTTTTAACGTTATATCCAGACCATAATCCGTGTATTTGTAAAATATCTTTGGAGTTATTAGAACTTGTAATATGGACGCCTGACATTGATTTTCCAATAAGGTCAACGAAGCCATAACCCTGTCCTATGTGAATAGTATCAGAAATAAGATAGGTGGTTTGTGAAAACACAACACTCTTACCGACACCGCTGTTAATTGCTTGTTGAATTGCCGTTGTATCGTCGGCAACCCCGTCTCCTTTCGCTCCCCACCATTCTGGATATACTTCTGTAACACCCGCAGAACCCTTTACAGTCCCCGTTCCTGTATACTGAAATATTTGCCATAATCCAGCGTCAATTTGCCCGTGAATAGTAACGGTGATGCCGTCATTTATTATCCATTTTCCACCTCTCTCAAATTTCACGGTTACATTTGAAGGAACGGTAAAATTAGTATCACATATTTCAGGCTCTGTAACTAATAAAGTCTTATTATCTGAACCAATGGCAGCGATAGCGTCATCAGGGTGGTCATATTGATTACAAAAAACAATGTTCGTAAGACTTGCAGGGTCTTGAATTACTTTTGAGTTTGCGTCTAGTGAAGCATAACCATTCGCTGCACCTTTATTCGCTACTCTTTCAAAAGAAGAAGATATCCAGCCATCGTCTAATTTTCCTGTTCCCAATGCAATAGGAATCAACCCTGGCCCTGGCGTTTGGCTTGCAATTCCGTTATTTATAATATCCTCATCACTCAGATAAATTGCCATATTTCACCTCCTAAATTTTCCCTCCAAGTCCCGAGACTGCAAGGCTTATTTGCCTTCCAAGTATTGGAGCGGTCTCGTTGTTAAACCTTCTCAATTCCTTCAACATCTCATAGAAGACTTGATTATCAGTCTCTTTTTCTCTCGGAGTTACAGAAACCCTTTCAGCCCCAGATTCGCCTGCAAGAAATAGCGTCGGTCTTGAGACTGTGAACTCTCCACCAGTTGCGAAACCTCCGCCCCATTCGACGTTGCCAAGTGCGTTATTTAAATTTTCGCTTGAAGTTGAGACTGAACTTTTTATCTTGTCTCCAAGTTTTTTAAACCAGTCACCTATTTTCTCGAAAAATCCGATTACGGCTTTCAGTCCGTTTATAAGTGGGTCAAGCCAGGGCTTGATGTATTTTTCATAAAAACCTTCCATTGCCTTCTTGATAGAGTCCCAATGTTTGATAATTAAAACAATCCCTGCAACGACTGCTGCAATACCCATTATCACGAGTCCTGTCGGACTGAATAGCATTCCGAGTGCGGGAAGTTCACTAATGACTTTTATAATCGTAATTAACTTTTGGAATGTCTCAATCATACTTACTATACCCGACACGACTTTAATCATAGTGCCGCCAGTCAAGAGTAAGACCCCAACTAATGCCGTAATCTTAACTATGTTTTCTAATACGACAGGGTTCATATTTGATAGATGGTCTATAAGAGGCTTTAAGTATTTGTCTATCAAGTCTTTTATAATCGGTATTAGAATGCCACCAACTTTTTTTGCCCAGTCTTCAAACTCTGCTTTTAGAACTGCAATCTGACCCGAAAGTGTTTTCGCCTGTTCTTCTGCAAGTCCGTTTATAGATGTAGAATGTTCCATAATCGCATTTACAATTGCGGCTGGCGATTGTAAGTCCTCAAGTTGTTTTTGCAAGTCTTTTTGTCTCGCTGTGAGAATTTCGGTTGCTTTTTGATACTCACTTGACGAGATTTTACCTGCCTCATATTTTTGCCTTAGACTATCTAGTTGCTTCGTTGTGTCGTCTAAGTTCTTTTGAGTTTCTTTCAACTGATTTTGAAACTCTGTAAGATTTATTCCGTATCTTCTGAGTGCGTTGTAATTCCCTTCAAATACTTGTCCCATTCGTGTCGCTGCAGTCTCAACATCGACACCCATCGCAGTGGATAAGTTGGCAAGTACAGGCAAAAGATTTTTCGCTTGGTCTGCTGTTGCACCAAACTGAATTAACATTCTTGCACCGCTCTCAAGAGCGGTATTGTCAATTCCAGTCTTTGACTGAATAGAATTTGCCATCTCGATTATCGCTTGTGAAGCCTCTTTCGAGTATTGACCTGTCGCTTTTAATGTTGCGTTTAACTTAGTCTGTGCGCTTTCTTCCTCGGCGGCGGCTTTGACTGCAAAACAAAAGCACCTGTAATTGCTCCACCTGCCAACATCATACCTGTGCTTATTTCAGAGAAGGTTTTTTTAATATCAACTCCTTGCTCTTTGAGTTGCTTTTTTGCCTCTTCCATGCCTTTCTGAAATTCTTCAGTCTCTGCTTTTAGTTTTACAATTAGTTCTTCAGCAATCATAAGCCACCGCCTCCGTATTTCTTCATCATTTCAAGTCGCCATTTTTCTTTTGCATTCCTAATAGTCTTGTTCTCACCATTTAAAACCTGCAAGTCAAACAAAAATTCTAATGGGGACAGTTCCATTATCTCGTGTGGCAAAATCCCCGTTTGTATCAAGTCTCTTGCGAAGTCTGAGAACCACTCTGGGACTTCCCAAGTTGTCCGAAAAAATCATTGATTAACCCCATCAGATAGAAATAATCCGTAACGGGTAACTCTTCAAGTGTCAAGTCCTCAGGAAGCCCCTTTTTAATCAGTTCTAATACATCGTCTGTCTCGGGTGTCTTATTCGAAAACTTTAGAATATCACCAACTGTCGGAAGTAAGAAGTCGAACTCAATGCCGCTTGGAAGTTTTACTCTTACCTGTCGTGCTTTTAAAGCAAGTTCTTCAAATTCTTTTCTCATAAACCCTCACTAAGTAATCGCAGTCTTGGTCTCATTCAAGACTATTGAAAGAATTATCCCGCTTGAGTCTGGTATTGCAACACCTGCAAAGTCAAAGCCCGAAGCGTTACCAATCTTGGAACTTAACTTAAGTGAGTTCGCAGTCATACGAAAAACTGGAATTTTGAAGTGAACATCTGCAGGCGTTGTATCAGTTGCACCTTGAAGTCCTTGAATAATCGTTGCCTGTCCTTCTAAAGTCCCGATTTGAGTTACACCCGATTTCATAGCGAGAGTTGAAATCTGATTTGGTGTTGTCCCTGTGTCTGTAACTACATCGCCTGTAAGTGCCGCAATCGCTTTAACGTCTAAGATTGCTGACTTGACAGTGACTTTTGCGTGTGTCTTGTTCGAAACATAAGCAATTACACCATCATCACCTTTGACTAATTGCTCGTCTCCATCGAAGTCGATGTCAATTTCTTCGATACCTCCGATGTCGGTTAAGTTCGCACCGATTTTAAACTTTGCGTCGGTAATTCCGACGATTGCTACTTGTTTTGCTAATGGCATTTTTATACCTCCCTAAATTAAATTATATTCCAGCACGATGTGAAACGTGCCGTCATTTTCAGCAAAAACTCTTGCGTATCTGAGAGCGATATACTTGTTTAAACTTAACAAAGCCTGTTGAACGCCTTGAATGTAGTAGTCGACATTCTGCTTTGTAAACACATCAACAACAACAACGCCTTTTAAAACATTCAAGCCTTTGCCATCGCCTTCTAAGTCTGTCGCACCTAAAAGATAGACTTGACTATACGGAAGTGCAGTCGTGTAAGGTGCCGTAACCTCAAAAACCCTTGAACCGAATAAATTAGAAGTCTTGAGAGCCGTTATAACTTCACTTAACACGGTTAATCTCCTTCTTAACTTCCTCAGTCAGTTTATTTATATTCTTATCAAATGCAGGCCTCAGATAAGGTTTTGCAGGCATCTTGCGAGTTCCGAACTCCACAAATGGTGCATAGTAAGTTCGTGTCCCGATGTAGACTTCAAAGTCCTCAGAGGGCGGAGTTATTACGTCCTCATCATTTTTTGGGTTGTTCTTTTTAACAATCTGGTCTTTAATCGCAACTGCAAGCGAACTTCGAAGCCTTCCTGTGTCGACAGGGCAATTCCAAGTTGCGTCTTCGTGAATCATAAAAGCAACATTTATCATACCTTGCCTGGTAGCCTCAGGATATTTTTGTATCATTTTTCCAAGCAATGCTTGGAGTTTTGTATCATCAATTTCGACGTTTAAGTTCATATAGGAAATCTCCTATAAGGCAAAAGAAGTTGCTCTACTTCTCTTTGAAGTCGATTGTCCGAAATTTGGTCGCCTTTAATGTCGGTTTGCATTTTAACAATATTCATAGCAGTGAGAATAATCGCAGTGTAAATCTCCTGTGGCAAAGTCTGAAAGCCTGCCGAATAGGTTACAGAGATAGTTGACGCCTGTTCGAATTCGTTGTCAAAGGAAATATAATAACTCCCAACCGTGTAATTAGTTATCGTATTCCCGTCAACCGTGACTGAAGTTACAGAGATAATCGGGAAATATCTCGTATAGAATATTTTACCTTCAAACTTCACAGTCTCTGTATATGTGTTGACTGCGACATCTCCACCGAAAAACGCTTTTATTTTACTCTCGGCAGTCGTGAGGACACTCGTATAATAAGTATCCTTCGTTGTGTCGCTTGGGTCAACACCTAAAAAGTTTTTAAAGTCCGTAAGCGAGACTATCATTTATCCCTCACTTGTTCTTAGTCTTTTTTACCATCTTGTCTTCAGGCGGTTTCTCAATCTCTTTTTCTTCTTCTATAATTTCGTAAAAGCCTTGTAGCCACTCTGCAAGGTCGTTATCAATCACATAGACTTCACCTTGTTTGAAGTCTTGCCCTTTTACAAAAATGTTTGCGTTAAATCTTACTTTCATTTTTCACCTCCAAAGAAGGGGGACAGAGCCCCCTCTAATCACTATGATGCTGCAGTCTTTAATACAACGAAGGTTGCTGGATACGCTACATAGAAGCCGAAACGGAATGTTGCCTTGAGTTCAGTCAAATCTTGGTCAAACTTTACTTCTCTCGATGCGGTAATTTGAAGTTCCTGTCTCATACCAAACATAACGTTTTGTGGGTCACAGAAGAGTGCAATCGGCTGTGAAGCACTGAAGGTAGATGGCATAACTTCGACCCTCTCGTATGGATAACCTACAAGAGTTTTGGATTCTGGATTCAAAACAGGATAGTTAGTTGTGGTCTTGAGTTCAAATGCTTTTGCATAGAATGTCCTGTGTGCAATCCAAAACGGATTAAGTTTATAATCGCTTGGAATTGCGTTTATAGCATCGATTAGAGCCTCATAAGTTACGTCTGAGGTGTGTCCTGTTGCTTCAACTACGTTTGTTACCCCAGAAGTGTTTAAAATTCCGTTAAACGGGTCGCCGTTAGAAGTGTTGCCTGTCAAGATTAGTCTATCCATCTCTTTACCTAAAACTCTACCGATTAGGTTCACGATGTAAGCATCTACCGCTCCACCGATAGTGGCGTCTGCTAACAACTCATTGCTTATGTCAACTAATGCCATTAACTTTTTAATCGGCACTGAGTTCTGATAAACAGTTGGTGTAGTTGGAGTAGGTGCTACGTTTTCGCCAGGATAACTTACTGTCACAGGTGCTGATACACCAGTCAAATACACCTGGTTGCTTGCGACAGGTATTCGTGTAACTCGTGGATAAACTACGCTTTGCTGAATCGCAACATCGATAATACGGTTAACATACTCTGGAGGCACAAGATACCCACCTGCTGAACCTGTGCCTTCTACCATTGTGCCTTTTGTCACCATTTCTCTAATAGATTTTGCAAGTGTCCCTGGCTCGACAGAATACACATCTTTGTGTGCTGTAAGTTCCTTTACTGCTTTCAAAAACTCTTCATGAGTAATAAATTTTGAGTTCAAATCGTTCTCAACTTTTTGTGCTGTTTTCTCTATAATTTCGCTTTTAATTTGTTCTACTTCGTTCATTGTTATCACCCTCCCTAAAGTGATTTTTTTAATTCATTTAATATGTCTAAAATTCTGTCAGATTTTTGAGCAATCGCCTCTAATGAGGTGCTATTTTGCTCTACTTCCGACAGGTCTAACAACTCTTTAAGTGG